ATATCTGAAAGCATTACACCTGCCATAACTCCAATAAAAAATTGAAGCAAATAAAGCATGATATCCATTTTCTTTTCTGTAGACATGTTAATACTCCTTTTCTACATTATTATGATAGGATAGTTTCGTTAAAAAATCAACTTTTTTCTGGTGCATACTTATAGTAAATCTGAGCTGCATATCGAATGTGTTCATCCGTGGTTTCATAGATTTCTTTATCTAGTACTGCTGCTACTATACGTTCTACTACATCTCTATCATAATACTTACGTAGTAAATCTTTATACTGTTGCCAGAACGTAGCTGGAATCTGTTGTTTAGTCTTAGATTTAAACTCTAGAACCGTTCCCATTTCCTAAAATCCCTTCAGCATCTGCTATTGCTTGTTTTGCTAACATAAGATAAAGTTCTGATTCTATTAATAGGTTCTTTGATGCTATAGTATATACAGCATCCTCTAGAGGATTACCACTGTTAACTTTATCTATAGCACCTTGTGCCATTGTACGTATAAACTCATCATTAGATTCTTGTTTAATACGAATAAGTACATCAACAAGATACTTAGTCATAGATCCAGGAGGACCTTCACGATCAGTAACTAGTTTACGTTTGTTCATTAGTCCATTCCTATTGATGACATATAGATTTCAAGTAAAGCTTCTTCTTCTTTACGTTCTTCTCTTGTCTTACGACGAATAGCAACTAGTTTACGAATAATCTTAGCATCATAACCTGTTGCTTTTACTTCTGCATAAACACTTTTAATGTCATCAGAAGTGGCTTTCTTTTCTTCTTCAAGCTTCTCAATACGTGTGATATACTGAAGAACTTCATCTTTATTAGGTGCATTGCTCATTGTAACATACTCTTATCTGGTGTGAAGGGTTGAATTTTATCTTTTGTTTCTGATACTGCTTCCATCATAGAATTAAAATCATCTGGAGGCAACACCGTTTTATATAAAGATAGCGTTAATGAAAGCATTGCTGCTCCTACTACAACTGCATCATGACGATCTAATATATCGTTCATAAATGCAAGTACTTCTACATATGCTGCTTTTAACTCTCGATCAGGATTACTCATCTTCTTTGACCAGCTTTAATGAATCGCTAGGGTCAATCACATAACCAATCAATGTAAGAAAGTCTCTAAATTGTTCTAGTATTACGTTCATATGAACATCAGTAGCATCAAACTCTATAGAGCTTTCACGATCAGGAAACAATGGGTCATGATGACCTGAAGATTTTACTTTAAGGATTACTTTTACTTTATATTGATCAAATTCTTCCATAATAATCTCCAATAAAAAAGGAGACGGCTTACGCCGCCTCCGCATATGAAATTGCTTTGTTAAGAGCAGTCACCTTACGCTGACGATTCTGACCATACCATGAAGATTGCATACGAGATTCATTAGTATGACCAAGAACGTGGTCGGTAGCATAGGTTACTGCATTAAAAGCATTCCACCACGAACCAGGAGCAAACTCTGCACCAGGTTGTGTATCAACTACTGATAAGATAGTCTCAGCAGGACGTGACATAACTTCTTTGTTTTCTTTCGAAAGAGAAGGGAAAAGTTCACGAAGATAGTTATGAAGAGTCTCATCTGTGTAACGTTTAGTAGAAAGAAACTCTGCTGCTTCTTTATACGTAGACATCTTGTTATGAGCAACACCTAAGGTAGTCTTAACCATATCAGCATCGAAAGCACGACGATGAGAAAGCCGAACCACGAGATCAGAAGTAGAACCAAGGGCGAGGGTAAGAGTGTTATTACAAACCACGCGAATCGGAGTAAGGCGAACGTCAACAGACTTACCATACTCATGAGGATTACTAAAAAGAAGATAGGACTCAACTTTATCTCCACCAAGGATTTCAAAATCATCATTGATCTTTGCAAGTGCCCATACGTTCTTACCTTCACGTAATGAACCGGCAGTATGCATCTTCATATTACCTGCCATAACAAAGTCATTAAAGAATTCAAATGCTTCATGATTCTGTACAGGATGCCAATCACCAGATACTACTGATAAGATCTTACCGTCAGTAGAACGTACGAGTGCAGAATCTTCTGTAGGAATTTTTTGACCGTTAAAGTCAATATAGGTAGGGACTTTATTTACAGTCCAGTCAAGTCCTGCCTTATCAAGCATCTGCGCAGGAGTCAGATCATCAATTACTTTTACACCAAGACCATGCCACGGAACTTCACCGGCATATGCCATCGTTTCTACTTCATGTGCCATTTCACTTCTCCATTTTGTAATGCACTGTTCACTTAATTATAGTAAGCTGTTATTATAAAAAAAGCAACTATTAATAGCAGATAGTTTCCCAAGCAGGTACCCATTGATACCCGTTCCAAAAGTATCCGTTGGGTACCCGTTCACAGACTGGTTGACGGTAGTTACGATAACGAGGTTGTTGATAGTAACCTTGATTGCTACCTGCAATCATTCCACCAATAATAAGACCACCAACAAGAGGTACTACCCATTCGTTACCGCCACCACCGCGATACTGATTATGGTGACCGTGATGACCTCTCCAGTCAGCATGCGCAGAAGTAATCATTGCAACTGATGCTACTAAACCTAGAACAAGCTTACGCATATCTTTTCTCCAAACGCTTACGATCGTAAGAGCCTTTACCCTTACGTGCTCTGACTATACGAGGCTGATACTTGCGTTCTGCAAGTTCTTTCGCATACATGTTTTTTACTGCTTTTCTCATAATATTAATATAGTATTTTTCTGAAAATAATGCAACTGAAAAAAAACTCAATGATTTCAAGAGGTTAGTATCTTGATCCTATTGTGTATTTTGTGACCAGATTCCATTTATCTTTATCTTTGAAAGGTATAATCTTAATTTGGCTGAGTGGCGCTTCTGGTGTTTCTGTCTTATTATAATCTACCTGTTCTACTAATTCCCATTCTTCTAGTAGATTTACTATTCTATTTCTTCTTGAAATATCACCTTCTGAAAGATCAGCTTGTTTGCCGTCTAACAAGAATAATTCTTTAAAATGCACAATATAGTATTTACCTTGCTTATGCAAGATATGACATGATTGATATAATGTATTTTCTTTTTTAGATGCTAGACCAATACGAGAAAGAGTTTCTTTAACTTTTAAAAAATCCTCAGGACTTTTCAATCTAACTTCCACCAGTTGGTTTAAGTTGAACATCACTACCACCTTTTGTTATTCTTATTTTTATAAGGTTTATTTGCTCTCGAGTTAAAACTTTTTGAATCTCTAGAGCTCTTCTATGATTTACCTTGTAGTACTCCTGTATACAATTTATATCTGAATCCTCGATAGGTTTAGCCCATTTAGAGAATCTCTTAGAAATTCGTATACTATTTAGGTAATAGTCATTTTGTAATAGTGAATCTAGGTGGTTTGCACGGTTCATCTCGTTAGAATACAAGATAGTATCAACATAATAAGAAAGAGCCCGGTTCACTAGGAACGGGCTGTAATCTTTTTCTGCTAATGTTGGGTTTTCGCTATCTCTAATCAGGTCTTTCTTATTGATATTGATAGCGTTTACATAGTCGAAGGGGTTCATAGAAACTCCAATGATACCATAACCTCAGTTAAAAATGCAGCTGTATTAATTTCTGGATCAGCAACAAAAGCTGCTTGATATTGATATTTCGCAATTAATACTACCAGTTCAGGTATACTAGCTGGTTTAACATAATTGTAAGCTTGATCGTAGAACTTCCTAAACAGTTGTGCAGAATCTGTATCTGAGTTCTCTCCTACCCATTTACGCATCTCACCAAAGTTCTTTGCCTTAATATAACCGATAAGGGTCTTTAGATTCTCATCAGCTAGGTTAACAAATATACCAGAATCAATTTTACCATTTACTGAGTATCTTTGTAGTTCATTAAGCACACGACGCCAATCAGGCACATGCTTATTAATAAGCTCAGCAACAACAGCTTTATCATATTCTACTTTCTCGTTAGATAATATTCCCACTGTTCTTTTAAAGAATTGTACTGCAAGTCTAGGTAGATCGTCCTTGGAAATTTTGAAGTCAACCACGGAGCAACGTGAGTGTAATGGTTCAATGATGC